TGGATGCCTGTCCATGACCTTTTATGCCAATACGTATGCATTGACGGCAGTTCCAGATCTCCCGATTCAAGTCGTCATTATCGACAGTCGTTGGCCGCCGCCCATTATCATTGGACGGGACCGCCGTCGTATTATGAAACTCGATGAACTGCGGCCGCGCGATCGGCATCCGCGCAGACGACATCGACACGATCGCTAAACAAGGCAGTCTGGATGTTGGGATTCCATGATATACTTGTTCTTGTTGTTGAGCATCACACGTTGAACGCCACACGGCGAGAGACACGATGACATCGACACACAAAAGGCAGTTCACGACAAGAATGTTCATGAGATAATTATTCTTGTCGAAACAAGTACGGTTGCTTACACTGTCCGGCGCCGCGACTTTCACAATGAGGACAGTTCACAAGGTAAAACATTATGACCCGTATTAACACGCCTGTCGTCTCCGTCCGTATCCTCAACTTCCTGAAGACCGGTCGCGACATCACGACCAAGCAGGCGCGCTCGCGTTTCGGGATCACGAACGTCTCGGCTCGTATCTCGGAACTGCGTCAGGCGGGATATGCGATCTATCTCAATCAGAAGACGTCGTCGAACGGTCGTAGCTTCAACGTCTATCGCCTCGGCAAGCCGTCGCGGCAGATGGTCGCCATCGCGAATCTCGTGATGAGCGAACCGAGCTTCGCGCCGATCGTGGCGGAAGCACTCGGTCGAGTGCGCTCGCTTGACGCCACGCTCTCCGTCAAGAGCTAGTCTCATACGTCGTTAACTCTGCGTGAGAGGGGCGCGGTGTCCCTCTCACGCACCAACTGAGGTACCTATGTCATTTCTCTGTACATGGTTTGGTATTTTTTGCCCGAAGACACCCGATCCCCCTGCTCCTCCATCCGATCGTCTGATTAGCATCGACGTCAGCGGCCCCACTGAGTTTGTGGCCACGCTCGTGCCGGATATGTTTCCACCCATTGTTGGTGAACGACAGGTGCCTGAAGCGCCGTGGCATATTACATTTCCCGTGCCGGGTTCGGTGAATGGCGGCGCAAACATCCAGATCGTAGCCGAGGGCTGGGTGGACTCTATTACGCGTCTGTCCGTGCAAAGCAAGACGGTCGATGAATTGGGCGGCATTCCTACGACGGACACCCAGTGTGACGCGGTACAGTTGATCCCCGCGACACCTGCTGTGCATCCACGCAGGGGTGTGCCACAGCTCACAGGGCGCGTCTTCTCCGATGCGGACGGTCCCTATCTCGCTCTCGGAACGTCGCTGTTCTGGGCTCCGTGGGCGTGGACCAATGACCGTGAGAAGCTGAATGCGAATCTTGCGTATGTGAAGGGTCGCGTAGACTACATCCGCGTACTGCTTGCGGTGGGACCGGGTGGTCTGTGGGACCAGCGATTGTCCACGATGCAGTCCATCATCGCCAACGATACGCTGCGGCATCTGGCGAATCATGCCTACGACAACTACGGCATTCGTCTGATGCCCACGATCTTCGGCACCGTGCAGGGTACGCAACTGGAACGCGATGCCTTCGTTGATTATGTGGCACAGACGTCTCAGGAACTCGGCGAGAAGATTCATCACATTGAAGTCGCGAATGAAGGCGATAACAACGGCTTCCAGCGTGAGAAACTCATCGAGTATGTGGCGCGTATCAAGCGGGTATATACTGGAGCGGTCGCACTGACGGCGCCCGTGTCTCAGAGCCCTACGGACTACTACAAGGATAGTGGTGCGAACTTGATGTCCCTCCATCTCGAACGTGATGTGAATGGCACGGGTGGAGTGTGGCGCCCTGTGCGTCAGCCGCGTGAGGGTCAAGCAACGGGATGGTCATGGAGCAGCAACGAGCCAATCGGTATCGGTTCGTCCGTCGCGCAGGATGACGATCCGCTGCGTCTCACGATGTCTGCGGCCCTTACATGGTTGTGTGCCGGTGCGACGTATGTCATGCACACGGGCGCAGGCATCTACGGTATCGAGTATCAGGCATCGACTGCGTATCGTCGTGCAAATCTGTGGGAACAGCCGACAATGTCCGCAACGCTTGATGGCCTTGCGTCACTGCGTCGATTGCTGCCAGCGGATCTTCCGAACTGGCACTGGTTGAACGGCAATCCGAACTTTGCGGACTATCCGTTTCAGACTGATCCACTCGTGAAGGAGGACAGCGTCTTGCGATCGTTCCTCTCGACGGACGGCACGAACTTTGTGTGTATGCCCATTCGAGTTGCGCAGGATACGCCGTATATTGCGCGTCGTCCGATGCAGTTCACACACTATGACCCGCTCACGGGCGAGATGTTGGGGCAAGCGCAGCTTCAGCCTGGTGAATCGTATGTCCTGACAGGTGCACCCAATGGGCAGAAGGCCGCCATTTTCATTGGACGCTATCTCTAACACGCTGTAACACTTCGACTAGGCGAAGTAAAACTTTTTAGGCCTAGTGCGGCACACCGCAATCTGTAAATATATGCTCGTCAGAGCAATGACGGTGTGCGTAATGCGGAGAGCGAGGGTTAGACATTCCCTCCGTCGTCAACGTCGGTTGCTGTCTCCAACTGATGCGACGAACGTAAGGTACGCCTAGTGCGAGGAAACTTCTTCGTGGATGATCGCACTCGAAATAATGTAACGGAACACCGCCACAGGGATTGCAATCCCTGTGGCATTTGTGTTTCTTGGAGTCCGTTCTATGGATAAATACTGCGACATCGGTACGGGGTCCGCGAGTGGACACGGTAGTGATAATAGCACGGGCGATGGCGCAGGTGCGGGATCTCATGACGGACGTGGCACCAGCCATGCGGACGGTTATGGCGAGGGATTCAGTGATGGCGGTGGATTCGGTGACGGTGCCGGTTATGGAAGCGGCTATGTCGCTGGCTGCGGCGACATCTACGCGCACGGTTGCGGTGAAGGGCGGCGATGCTAATATGCGACCTGCTATTGAACTATTCGTGATCCAATTTACGTATTATCTATTACTCGTCCTGAACTATCGCGCTGTCGGCGCGGTCAATTACATGGCGACATTTCTCAGCGACATTGCGATCGCCACACTCGTCTTCATGTCCATTCAACGTGTCGCGGCCGCACGAGCGGACGCTGGCGATACTGTGTGGTTCTCGTACGTCGTCGGTGGTGCGTCAGGTGCCGTTGCTGCATTGTGGATTTCCACACATTGGCTTGGCGTATAATATGATCCGGTAGCTCAGTTGGTAGAGCATCTGACTTTTAATTAGAGGCGCGTGGGTTCGACCCCCACCCGGATCACCAATCATCACCGTTGCGATATATATACGATAGAGTCGCAACGTTTCGTGCTATAATTATTTTCACGTCCCCCTTTTGAAAGGATACCATGCCAAAACTTGAAATCCCCATCGACGAACTCCGTAAGAAAAAAATCTTCATCGCCACCCCAATGTACGGTGGAGCGTGTATGGGATCGTACACAAAAGCGTGTCTCGATCTCAATACGATGTGCCTGAAGTATGGCATTCCAGCCCAGTTCTACTTCCTGTTCAACGAGTCGTTGGTGACACGCGCACGAAACTATCTCGTGGACGAATTCCTACGTGGCGATGCGACGCATTTGATGTTCATCGACAGCGACATCGACTTCAATCCTATGGACGTCCTTGCACTGCTGGCGTACGATAAGGACATTATCGGCGGCCCATATCCGAAGAAGACGATCGCGTGGGAGAAGGTCTTTGACGCGGCGAAGCTTGGACTCGCGGACGACAATCCGAACAAGTTGGAAAACTACGCCGGCGACTACGTCTTCAACGTCGCGCCAGGTACCGAAGAGATTCGCATGGACGAGCCCGTCGAAGTGCTCGAAATCGGTACCGGCTTCATGATGATCAGTCGCGAGGCCTTGCTGAAGTTCCGTGACGCCTATCCCGAATACAGCTACGTGCCCGATCACAATCGCACGAAGAATTTCGATGGCTCTCGTGAAATTCACATGTTCTTTCAGGCACTCATCGATCCCGAATCGCGTCGATATCTCTCTGAGGACTATATGTTCTGTCAGTGGTCGCGCAAGATCGGGATCAAGATCTACTTCTGCCCGTGGATGAAGATGAAGCATGCCGGCATGTATATCTACGGTGGCTCACTCACCTCACTGGCTGAACTGTCTCATAAGCAGCGCGAGGCGGACTTCACCACACCAGTGGTACGCGATGCGTCCGAAGTGGTGATCGCAAAGTCCAAGCCGCAGCAGGCATAATCCGTGCCTGAAGTGAACGCGTTCTATGGCATCGTTGGTTTCATTGCGAGTGGGAAGAACGCGTATGCGGACGTGCTGCTCGGTGATACACCGGGGCAGTCGCACAGCTTCGCAAGCGCACTCAAGGATGGCATCGCGGCTATCTTTGGCTTTCCACGTGATCTGATTGAGGGCAAGAGTCCAGAGTCGCGCGAATGGCGAGAACAACCTGACGAATACTGGTCACGGATGTTTGGGCGACCGATGACCCCGAGGCGTATTCTACAGGAAGCGGGCACGAATGCGTTCCGTGCATGGTTTCCTGACATCTGGATCGCCGCCTCTGGGCGACGGGCCATCGGGCCCGGTATCCACGTCTTCACGGATGCCCGTTTCAAGAATGAGATGCAATGGATACGTGATCAGCAGGGGCTCATTGTGTGGGTACATCGCCCGAGTACGAGTCTGCATTCAGCCGTAGCTCGTGATCGAGCGATGGTGGAGAGTCTCATCTCGGGCACGGTGCCGCTGGCGACCGTGCAGCCGATGTTTCTCAGTGAGATACACACGAGTGAAACATCGTTTCTGACTGAAGGGCAGTCATTGATTGATGTGGTCATCGTGAATGATGGCGACGTCATCGATTATACGGCATTGATCAGGCACGTGGAGGTCCTCCGATCGCGTGGAGATCTGGCATCCACGTTTCCTTTTCGACAGACAACGCTGTATGTGATGACGCGTGGTGATTCTTTTCAATGGAAATGGCACGACTGCAACGGGTATCACACACGATACTATGATATGATCAATATGTTGATTGGGGAAGGATTTGACGGGCCGTATGTTGAAACAAACTATTGATCCTACGCGTTCACCGTGGATGTCGTGGGAAGAAGACCGGCACACGCAGACAGTCTGTAAGCACTGCTCACAGCACTATCGACCCTATGTCTCGGATGAAGAGAATCATGAGTTGTGGTGTAAGTGGTGGGAAGCATACGCCGTGTATGTGGACAAGTTGATTGATAATGATGATGAAGAAAGAGGATATGATGAGTGATTACCAGATCAGTGAAGCAACGAAGAACATTCTGAAGAACTTCTCAAGTATCAATCCCAGTATTCTGCTCAAGACGGGTGCGACACAGAAGACGATCAGTTCGTCGAAGAGTGTGCTCGCCATTGCGGAGTTCACGCCGGCGTGGCCGCAGGATACCGCAGTGTATCAGCTGCCCGAGTTGCTGGCCAATCTGTCGAGCTACGAAAAGCCGTTGCTCATGTTTGAGGACAGGCAGTTCATCATTCGTGGCGTGAAGAGCCCGTCGCACGTCGAGTATCCCTATTCCGATCCGTCTGTCATTCTGACAGCGCCGGAGAAGGATCTGCCTATCGGGAATCCGCTGGCCGTCTTCACGCTGCCGGACTCCGCGGTGAGAGAGATCAAGAAGTTCGCCGCGATCAACAATCTGCCGATCGTGATCATCGATGTGGATGGCGAGAAGCAAACGATTGTCGTGAAGCCGCTCGACGACAAGAATCCCACGTCACGTGTGTATTCGTATCCGGTACACACGGACGCGAAGAACATCACCACGCTGGACAGCAGCGCGAAGATTCAGGTGAAGTTTCGTCGTGAAAACTTCGATCTCGTGATGGACGGCGGCTACACCGTGAGCGTCGGCAACTGGCCGTATATTCACCTCTCGCACAACACGGAGCCGGTCTCGTACTACATCGTCCAGAAGTCCTAAACGAATATAGAATGATGATCATCATCGGATTGGTCGCACTTGTCTGGCTGACGATCATCATTCTTATTCTTCGATTCTTTCTGGGCGTAAAGATCATGGGCATCCCATCCAATTTGAGAAAGACAACATACAATGAATCCGGCTATCAGTAACGCTCGTCGTGAATTTTTTGTGTTTGTGGAGAAGTATCGCCCGCAGACACTTGATGAATGTATTCTCTCTAGCGGTGTGGAGAATATGCTTCGTGGTATTCTCGCGCAAGGAGATCTGACCAATCTACTCTTCACGGGCGGCGCAGGCGTCGGTAAGACGACGGTCGCAAAAGCTATTGCCGCTGAGTTGAACGCCGATGCGATTGTCATCAATGCGTCAGACGATAACGGCATTGAGATGCTGCGCACGAAGCTCAAAGATTTTGCGAGTGGCATGTCGTTTGAAGGCAAGCGAAAAATCGCGATCCTTGACGAAGCAGACTATCTATCGCCCCATGTCCAGCCTGCGCTTCGCGGCTTTATGGAAGAATTCGCGGCGACGACGTCGTTCATTTTCACCTGTAATCACAGTAATCGTATCATCGCGCCACTCCATTCGCGATGCTCCATCGTCAATTTTACCATTCCCAAGGCAGAACGCCCTGCGGTGATGGGGCGCTTCGCGACTCGGGCATTTCAGATTCTTGATGCGGAATCGATTCGATACGACAAGACGCTCGTGATGGAGGCAGTGAAACTGCATTTTCCCGACTTCCGTCGTACACTGAACGAACTCCAGCGATTCTGTGTTGTCGGTGAACTGTCGCGAGAGATCCTCTCGCAGATGTCCGACAAGGACATCGCCACGTTGTACGCCATTCTTGCGTCGAAGAACTTCAACAATCTCCGCAAATGGATTGCGGATCATGACGACATGAACGAGGCGCAGTTCTATCGTATGCTGTCGGAGACATTGCCGACGCATCTTGAACCCGCGCATCTACCCGAGGCGATCGTACTCCTCTCGGACTACTCCTATCGAGTTGCGTTTGCCGCAGACAAATCTCTGAATTTTCTGGCGTGCTTGACTGAGATCATGGGCGGCTTTCCGGTAAAGTGATGCGACTACAGGACAAGGCTCTTCTCGCGGTATCTATGCTTGCTGCTGGCTTGGCGGGTGCGGTCGTCGCTGCACTTCTAGGCGGAGGTCACTGATGGCGAAGAAGCAATCGAGACTATTCGACTACGTCAATGCGATCTCGTCTACGAAAGACGCATCCTTTCTCGATGATGTAGACTTTGCGAAGCAGTATATCCCGTTCATTGTGAATCGTGCGTTCTCGTATCACGCAGATTCTGTGATGGCGGCAAACATGGTGAATGAGCGCCCGTGGCTTGCGCCTGAATTACAGGCGCAGTTGTTACTAAATACACTCAGATCACGGAAACGATACAGTCCGTGGCACAAGCATATGGTTTCTGACGATGTTCGTGTCGTTGCTGAGTATTATGGATGTAGCCTGCGGCATGCCAAGACACTTACCGACCTCCACACGTCAGACCAAATTTCATACTTGCGTTCACGCATCTATAAAGGTGGATGTACGCCAGTGACGGGGTCGGACCATGACACACGCACATCTCCCTGATTACGTGGCTCCGCCGCATATCGCACAGGTCATTCGCGAATGCGTCGAGATCAAATTGAAGACACCCGAGGACTTTCTGAAAGTGAAGGAAACCCTCACGCGTATGGGTGTCGCCTCACGTAAAGATCGGATGCTCTATCAGTCGTGTCACATTTTGCACAAGCAAGGACGATACTACGTCGTGCATTTCAAAGAGTTATTTCTCCTCGACGGCAAAACGCAGCAGACACACTTCGACGAGTCTGATCGCGCTCGTCGTAATACCATCGCGAATATGCTGGCAGAGTGGGGGCTCGTGGAACTTGTTGATCCGAAGCGCAGTGCCGCGCCCGTTGCGGCAGCAAATCAGGTAACAATCATTCCGTTCCGCGAGAAGCCGCAATGGACCTTGACCGCGAAGTATGAAATTGGAAAACGCAAGTTTGAATCGTAGGAGTATGCATCGTGATCGTGAATGTATTCGGTGAGCCGGGAAGTATCCAACCTGAACGTAAGAGTACGGAAGCGGCTGCATATGATGTGACGGCGTATTGCCCCGATGCGCCTATTTTTCTGCATCCGCTTCAGGTTACAAAAGTACCAACAGGCTTGTTCTTCACATTGCCCAAAGACTCGACGATGCTCGTATGTAGCCGCAGTGGTCTGGCCGCAAAGGGCATTCAAGTCATCAACGCACCGGGCATCATCGACAGTGACTATCGCGATGAAGTCTGTGTGCTGCTTGCCTATATCGCCCCACCCGATTCAGCAGCCGTGATGATCAATCACGGTGATCGCATCGCACAGCTACTCTTTGTACCACCGATGCCACACCCGACATTTGTGCATGTGGGCGATCGCGGCTCCCTTCCGACACGTGAGACCACGCGTCGTGGAGGATTTGGCTCAACAGGAGTCTGATATGGCCTATACAATCAGCGACAACGGATGTCGCCTTATTCAAACGTTTGAGGGGCTCTGTCTGAAATCTTATCGAGACATGGCCAACATTTGGACGATCGGATACGGCAGCACACGCATCAACGGCATACCGGTCGTACAGGGGCAGAATACGACACTTGAGGAAGCGACGAATGCATTCCGTACAGATACAGCATCCATCGGTGTGTTTCTTTCTCAGAGTGTGACCGTGCCGCTGACGCAGAATCAAGTGGATGCGCTGTTCTCGTTCTGCTATAATGTGGGAGTCGGATCATTCTCCCGATCATCATTGCGCAAAACGATTAACGGCAAGAGGGAGGTAATCGAGAAGTTATTCACAGATTGGAATAAAGTACGGGACGCACACTCGAATATCCTCGTACCGGTAGCAGGATTGACGACACGGCGTAAAGCCGAGTATACACTATTCAGTAAACAGGAGTCAGTATGATCGCATTTAGTATTTTTATCGCCGCGCTTGTCGCGTTCATCGGTGGTTTCACGCTCGCCAGTCGTCGTAGTAACAACGAGCGATCATTGGAATTGCAGTTCCAAGGTGTGTATGATGCTGACGCGGACATACGTCGTGAAATCCACGATGCGACCGCCCGCTTCGAGGCCGAGATGGCGCGCCGTGATGCGGTGGTGAGCAGGGGGATTGAGAACATCTATCGGACGCTGGCCGATCTTGATCGTCGCGTCGAAACGATCGAATATCTCAATACGGTCTTGAATCCGAATGAGGTGCAGTAATCATGATAGATTTTTTTGCACTGATTCTCAGCGTTCTGATCTTCGTCCTTGCAGTCTACGGCGGGCAGCAGTTCTATGAAAAGTTCCGCAAGCAGCGTCGGCATACGTACGCATCTAAACCTCAGACGCCGGAAGAAATCGAAGAGTTCTGGCGTGCATTCGCAGAAAACGAATCAACTGCATTTGATGACAATGAGTGGGACAATCACACCGATCATGAGTGGGACAATCACACCGATCATGAGTGGGGCAATCACACCGATCACGACGATGCGGTGCCTGAAGAATCGGTAAAGCCGCGTAAGCGTACGATTAAAAAGATCACGACCAAGAAGCCGCGATCGGCGAAGGAGTAATAATGGCAGACGTTCGACTTGTTCATCTCGCAACGGGAGAAGATGTGATCGGTGCGGTCACCTTCAGCCCCGAAGACAGCACGTATCACATCGAAGAACCGGTGTCGCCGCATATGCAAATGGACCCCGCGACAAGCGGCGTACGTGTCGGTCTGATGCCTCTGCGGCCGTTTGCTGAAGAGACTCCGAAGGTCATCATCTCAGCACTGCACGTGGTCTATGTCACGCCGGTCTCTGATCAGATGCAAAACGCCTATCGTCAGTATCACAGCAGTATTGTTGTGCCGGAATCATCGTCGCTCAGTTCGTTGCTCAAAGGATAAGACTTCGTGATACCATAGATGTATGCGCGAACGATCATTGTTGAAGCCCGAGTTTACCGACACGCTCAGACCTGATCTCCAGTATACATACGTCACGACCATCGGTTCTCGTGTCTACGCACGGGCACGTAGCGCCGATGGTCGTGCGGTATTTGTGGAGTCTCAGTATAAACCCACCTACTATCTGCCTGTAGACGTCTACACCGGTGACGCCTCATATGACGGGCGCCCACTACAAGCTGTCCAGTGCCCATCCATCCGTGATGGCAAAAAGTTCCTCGAAACGCATCCCGACGCATACGGCTCGATTCAGCCCGAGTATATGTTTCTTGCGGACGCGCTCGGTGCCACGGAGATGCAGCCAGATACGGAACGTCTGCATATCTGGAACATCGATATCGAAGTGGATTCCGAAACTGCGTTCGCGCCGCCAGATAATCCATTCAACGAAGTCACGGCGATTACCGTGATGTGGAAGCGCGCCGGTGAATCGGGAACGATTGTCTACGGCACAAAACCCTACATCGCAGACGACACGATCACCTATCACGAGTGTGCGAACGAGGATGATCTGCTCTCGAAGTTTATGAAAGATTGGCGCGGGGGCGGCGACTATCCAGACATCGTGACCGGCTGGAATATTCAGTTCTACGATCTACCCTATCTGGTGAATCGCATGATACGACTCTGGGGCGGTGTGGAACATGTTCAAGATCTCTCACCGTTCCGTCAATTGACCACGCGTCAGATGTGGATCAATACACGTGAGCAGATGGTCGTGGAAATTCGTGGCGTGACGATCCTCGACTACTACGAACTGTATCGCAAGTTCACATTCACGCAGCAGGAGTCTTACCGACTCGATCACATCGCGCACGTGGAACTGGGCAAGCGGAAGCTGTCCTATGCGGAGTATCATTCACTCTCGCGGCTCTATCAGGAGAACTATCAGAAGTTCATTGATTACAATATTCAAGATGTCCAGCTTGTCGCGGATCTCGATGACAAAATGAAGTTGATCGATCTCGTGTGTGCGCTCGCGTACAGTGCGAAGGCGAACTTCACGGATACGTTTAAGCAAGTGCGTTTGTGGGATGTGATGATCTATCACTATCTTCGCGCACAGGGCAAACAGATTCCGCCGCGTAGAAATGTCGAGAAGACCGAGCAGTATGCCGGCGCGTATGTCAAAGATCCCCAAGTCGGGCAGCACGAGTGGGTCTGTTCTTTCGACGTCGCCAGCATGTATCCACACATCATTCGTCAGTGGAATCTCTCACCCGAGACACTGATGGATCGTCGCACCGTCAACAAGTTCACCGTCGATCAGCTTCTGAGTCGGAACATCGATACGCAACTGTTGGTCGGCGAGAGTGCGGGCAACGACAACGCGCTGGCAGCGAATGGTCTTCAGACATCACGGAGTGTGGAGGGGTTTCTGCCCGCCATGCTCAAGAGCTTGTACGACGAGCGTATGTGTTTCAAGAATCTGGCGACAGAGTCGAAGAAGCGGCGCGAGTTGCTCGACAAGTCTGATCCGCAATACGCGGTGCTGACCAGGCAGATCGCTGCGTACAACAATCAGCAGATGGTGCGTAAGGTAAATCTCAACTCGGCATACGGAAGTCTCGGCAGCAACTACTTCCGCTTCTATGATACGGATATGGCCGAAGCCATCACAGTCACGGGTCAGTATGTGATTCGTCACGTGGCAAATCGAGTGAATGCGTTTCTCAACAAGACGTTCTCGACGGATGAAGACTACGTGGTCGCGTCAGACACGGACTCGATTTATGTGAGACTGGACCGTGTGGCACATCGCTACAACAATCCTGATGCGGGCAAGACGGTAGATTTTCTTGATCAGTTCTGTGAAAAGGCCATGTTGAAAGTCGTCAATCGGGCATTTGACGAGATTGCCTCGTATCTGAACGTTGCCGTGCCCTGCTTGACGATGTCACGTGAGGTCGTGGCCACGCGTGGTGTCTGGACGGCGAAGAAGCGGTATATCCTCGACGTTGCGGACACGGAAGGTGTACGGCATACGACGCCGAAGCTCAAGATGATGGGCATAGAAACAGTGAAGTCGAGCACACCAGCAATCTGTCGCCAGATGCTCACCCATGCGCTTACCCTGATGCTACGCAAGACGCAGGAGGATGTCTGGGACTATGTCTATGCGCAGCGCGACGTCTTTGGTCGAGCGCCATACGAGCAAATCGCGTTTCCACGATCCGTGAACACGCTTGCTAATTATGATGGAGACTCCAGAAGCTTGCCCATCGCCGTGCGTGGCGCCATGGTCTACAACGCACATGTCGGGCAACTGGGCGGTAACTATGAACTCATCAAGCCGGGGCAGAAGATCAAATTCGCGTATCTCAAAGTGCCCAATCGATTGAATACGAATGTGATCAGTGCGCCCGATGGCTGCCCATCTGAATGGCAGATCGAGTCCATTCTCGACTATCAGACACAGTGGGAAAAGTCATTCATTGAACCGCTACAGGCAATTCTGTCCTGTATCGGATGGAACACGGAGAAACAAGATGTCCTCTTTTAATCTGACGTCGCCGCTATCTTGGGTCGGATCAAAACGATGGCAAGTGCCGCACATTCGTGCGTTGTGGCGTGGGCACGAATCGCGTCGCTACGTTGAGCCGTTCTGCGGTGGACTCTCGATGGCACTGGGACTCGAACCGAACGTGGCGCTGATCAATGATGCGAATCCCTATCTGATCAACTTCTATCGATGGCTACAGCATGGCTGGGAGTATCACGAGTCAGATCGTCTGCCCAATACGCCGGAGATGTACTATACGATCCGTGATGCCTTTAACGCGAAGCTCTCACACGAGACACTCGACGATGCGAAACGATTCTACGCGTTGAATCGTCTGGGCTATAAGGGCTTGTTTAGACTCAACAGTCAAGGCAAGCTGAATACCTCATATGGGCATCGTCTAGGTAGCGCATTCGATAATATTGGCGCCCCGAACTACACCGCATATCGTCATGTGATGGAGACATGGGTGTTCAGGAGTGGTTCATACGCGTCGATCGAACTGCGTCCTGATGATTTTCTGTATCTCGATCCACCCTATGATACCGAGTTCACCAAGTATCTCGCAGGAGGTTTCACATGGAACGATCAAGTGGCTGTCGCGGAGTGGGCGGCCGCACACTCTGGGCCTGTCGTTCTCTGTAATCAAGCCACACCGAGGATCATGCAACTCTATCAAGATCTCGGATTCGATCTAAGCTTCGCGAATCGCGTCGAGCGTATGCGGTCATCGAATATGTCTTCGGCGCGAGAAGTCATCGCGACACGAAATCTGACTCTGTCTCAATCCACACTCTGCTAAGGAGCTATTATGTTTCGCCCTATTCTGTTCGTCGTTGGTCTGACGCTTTCCTGTGTCGCTGCGTTCTACTCGGTCACGGGTCTGGCGTTTGTCTTCGCCGGCGCATTCTGGCCCGTGGTCGTCATGGGCACCACACTGGAAGCTGCAAAGGTCGCCGCCGCGTCATGGGTGTTTCGATACTGGAAAACTGCATCAAAACCCCTTGTCGTGTATCTGAGTCTCGGTGTTGTATTGACGATGCTCCTCACCGGCATCGGCATCTTCGGATATCTCTCACGTGCGTATCTGATTCAGCAAGCACCCATTGCGCGTCTTCATGCGGAGCGCGCCCTCATCGAGCGTGATGTGATCACTGCGCGTGAGGTGTATGCGCGAGACGATGCGCGTCTTAAGGAACTCAGTGCAGGGCAGACGACGGATAGTCTTGTCAACAAACTCGCGGAGAGTAATCGTCTCTCTGGGCGCAACGGCGCACTATCGCTCCTGCGACAGCAACAGGAACTCCAATCACAGGCGCGAGAGACGCTGGCGTATTCTTCGGATAATCTTGGCGCAATGGAGAAGACCGCGGCGGCATTGGACGCGGATATTGCAGAGGCGAGTGTTGATGTCGGACCGCTGATGTTCGCCGCGAAGGCCTACTACGGCAACAGCGATCTTACCACGATGGATCGCGTCGTCACGGTATTCATTCTCATCATTCTGGTGATCTTCGATCCGATGGCGATTGCGTTGCTGCTTGCCGCACAGTCAGAGTTTCCGTCACGCATGTTCGATCAGAGTATGGATTCGGAGACACAGACTCCGATCGCTGATACGCCGGCGCAGGCGCGTACGCCGCATGAGGATGCTGAGTGGAATGCCCTCGTAACGAAGGTCTCGGATCAGATTGATCGCGAGCAGTTAGACGAGTTAAACGGGCATCCAACACATCATGACAGTGATGCGCCCACTCGACACTCATCCGATGTTTTCCGTGATTTGAGTGAACAAACGATGCGTGGGTATGAAACTCATGAACCGACGTCGGTGATGGAAATTGATGCATCGACGGATACCGAAGATATTTCACCGGCTGAGTTGCCAAGACAATTGCCGCTCGAACGACCGAATACGCGTGGACGACGAACGCGGACTGCGCCAAAACAATAACGTGATACAATAGTCAGAGGAGATACTATGTCGAAATCATTTTTCAAGACATTCATCGCCGACTTGGGTGATGTTGATACTGTAGTTGCGAGTGAAGGCACCTCGTCCGCTGAGTTCACTGGCTATATCGATACGGGCAGCTACACCATGAATGCGGCACTATCGGGGAGCATCTTTGGTGGGATGCCGAATAACAAAGCACTCATTCTCGCGGGTGAGTCGACCACGGGCAAGACATTCTACGCACTGGCGCTGGTGAAGAATTATCAGCAGCAGTATCCCGATGGGCAAGTCATCTACTTCGACACCGAGAGTGCCGTCACGAACAGTATGCTGACTGATCGAAAGATCGATCTCACGCGTATTGCCAAGTCTGAACCCGATAGCATCGAGAAGTTTCGTTCGGTGGCCTCGAAGATGCTCGACAAGTATCTGGAATTGCCTATCGAGAAACGATTCCCGCTGTTGATGGTACTCGACTCACTGTCTGCGCTGCCGTCGAAGAAGGAGACGGAAGATATCGCGAATGAGAAGGACGTCCGCGATATGACGAAGGCGCAGTTGATCAAGGGCGCGTTCCGTGTGCTGCGTCTGAAGATGGCGAAAGCCAAAGTGCCGCTCATCATTACGAATCATCTGTATGCCGTTATTGGCGCGTATTTTCCCACCAAAGAAATGAGCGGAGGGTCCGGCGCAAAATACGCTGCGGACACGATCGTGTTTCTCTCCAAGAAGAAGGAGCGCGACAGCGACAAGGACGTCATCGGCAATATTGTGACAGCGACGATGATCAAGTCGCGACTGACGAAGGAAAACGCCAAGGTCGGTACTCGCATCCTCTATGATGGTGGATTGGATCGTTACTATGGATTGCTCGAATACGCAGAGGAAGCTGCTGTCGTGAAACGTATTGGCAACAAATATGAATTCCCGACTGGTGAAAAGGTATTTGAGTCGGCCTTGCTGCGCACACCAGAGAAATACTTCACCGAGGATGTGCTGAAGTCGATCGACACGTATATGCAAACGCAGTTCAAATATGGCAACATGCCGAGTGATCTCGACGTCCTTGAGGATACCGATGTCGAGTAATATTCTGAATAGCGTCCATGCTGTACTCGTGCCCGTGGATAAGGGTGACCCGATTCTCGGCATCGAGATCCTCGAAGGACCGTATCAACACATTACATTCTCCTTTAAGAAGTTCATTGTGATGCGCGAGCGAATGGAAGACGGGATGGTGCCGACGAAGTTCGAGACCGAAATTCACAGCGCACCAGAAGGCTTTGTTCCCGATGAGGATTTTGATCTATACTGTTCAGAGGTGCTACTCGCGTGGCTGAGTTTCATCTCGACGGCCAATTTTAGTGATTTGATCAAAGCGGAGACCCGAGGCGTACACTGATGGATTTCAAAGAGCAGACACTCTTGCGGCAAATGCTCTCGTCAAACACGATTGCGGAACGCGTACTTCCGTATATGAAGACAGAGTATTTTGCCTCGCAAGAGTGTGCGACGATCTATACCGTGTTTCAGGAGTTCTACGAGAAGTATCATACGCTGCCGTCATTTGCGGCATTACGGATGAGTATCGAAGAATTGCCGAATCTGTCTGAGCGGGAGTCCAAGTCGACACTCGATGCCGTAGTGACACTTGAGCAGACACCGGTCCTTGATGCCACGCAAGACGATTTTCTGATTGCGGAAGCTGAGAAGTATTGTCAGGACCGCGCGATATATGTGGCGTTGCGTAAGAGTGTCGCGATGCTCGATGATGAGAAGTCCACGCCTCACGCGATTCCCGATATTCTGCGAGATGCGCTGGCTGTCTCATTCGACACGCATGTCGGCCATGATTTTCTTGTCGATGCGGAAGCGCGATATGACTTCTATCATCGCGCAGAGTCACGTATTCCATTTGACATCGATGTCTTTAACACGATCACGAAAGGTGGCATTCCGAAGAAGACACTGAACGTCGTCCTTGCCGGCACGAATGTGGGCAAGTCGCTGTTCCTTGTCCATATGGCCGCAGCCTGTTTGCGCATGAGCAAGAACGTCCTCTACATCACGCTGGAAATGGCGGAAGAACGTATCGCAGAACGTATCGATGCGAACACGATGAATCTGCCAATGGATGATGTCGTGGCGCTGCCTCGCGCACAGTATATGCGGAAGATCGAATCGCTGCGTCTCTCGTCAACGGGTCGCGTCATCATCAAGGAGTATCCCACTGCTGCGGCACACGTGGGGCACTTCCGTGCGTTGTTTCAGGAATTGCGGGCGAAGCAAAACTTCGTGCCAGACATCGTCTACGTGGACTATCTATCCATTTGCGCATCTGCTCGCGTGAAGATGGGCGCGTCGATTAACAGCTACACCTACAATAAGTCGATCGCGGAAGAGTTGCGCGGACTTGCCGTGGAGTTTGATATTCCGATCTTCACTGCGGCGCAGTTCAATCGTGATGGCGCGTCGTCGTCCGATCCCGGCCTCGACAAAATCAGTGAATCGTATGCGATTGCGCAGACGGCAGATTTCATCGTCGCGATGACCACGAGTGAGGAACTGGAAAAGAACAATCAGATTCAGATCTACACACTGAAGAATCGCTATGGCAAACGTCAGTCGTATCAGAAGTTTCTGCTGGGCGTCGATACGTCCCGTATGAAGCTCTATGAGACTGGGAACACCAGCAGCAACGAGGTCGACTTCACCGATGCCGCTGCGCCGCCGAGCGACACCTTTCAGAATAGTCAAAAATCAGGATTCGGATTCAGTAATCGAGCCCGACGCCCGCTCGGTTTTCTGAAAACCGATGAGGACTATAAATAATTATATGTCCATTCCATCTTTCAAAATCACAAAAGAGCATCAACTCATATCTGAACGCTTTCTCACCGAAGATAAGCAAAAGACTGCTCGTAATCTGTCTGACATGTTCAAACGTGCTGCGCATAACATCAAGAATTCCGCGCAGGAAGAAATGCAGGTAGCAAAATCATTTAGTATCACTGACTGGTTGTACATCTTGGCTCCAACCATTGGTGAATTTGCCGGTGCGGCCGCTTATGGTATACTCACCGGTATCCTTAAAGGTCTCGTATCATCAGGTAAGGGTGGAGGACGTTCGGGTGGTGGCGGTGGTGGAAGTTCGTTTTAGCGTTGTCAACGCAGTAACTTTTAGGAGTTGTGATATGAAATTCACGCGCATTCTCGCATTCGTCGTTGCTCTCGCTGGTCTGTCGACCAGTGTTTCTGGGCAACAGGTGACGTACAATGACGTTGCCTCGATCTTCCAGTCTAAGTGTCAGACCTGTCACGAACCTGGTAGTATCGCTCCGTTCTCACTCGTCACCTACGCGGATGCGCGGCCCTGGGCCCGCTCAATCAAGCAGCGCGTCGAAACTCGACAGATGCCGCCGTGGCATATTGATAAGAGTGTCGGCGTCGTCCAGTTCAAGAATGATATGTCACTGACTGACGAGCAGATCGCGCTCGTTGTCCGATGGGTGGATGGTGGGGCGCTACAGGGTGATCCCACGAAGTTCACGGCAAAGGCGCTTGCTGGAACGCTGTTCTGGCAGGGTGAGCGTGACGGCTACGGCGCGCCCGATCTCGTGGTGTCGTCGCCCGAATACACGATGCCTGCTGTTCATCAGGATGAATGGTGGCGTCCGGTCAGCGACATTCCTGTCACTGAGCCCCGCTGGGTGCGGATGGTCGAGATTCGACCGACCAATGTCGCCGCCCGAAAGATCGTCCATCACTCGATCGCGTACCACATCCTGAGCCCCGAGAATGCCGCAGCGGTCAACACGGGAATTGGCGGTGGTCGTCCGGTGTCAGCCGCGCAGTCCGCGGCGGATCTCGTCAATCGCCGTCCGCAGCTCATGGAATGGGCCATCGGCAAGGGCTATGATCGCTATCTCGATGGTACGGGTAAGCTCGTCATGCCGGGTGAGAAGATCTCATGGGATCAGCACATCCACGCCGTTGGTGAAGAAATCAAGGGCGGTTCCGAAATCGGTCTGTGGTTCTATCCGAAGGGGCAGGAGCCGACGAAGCGATCGTATCTCGTCGCGTTCACTGGACTGAAGAATGGCACCGCTGGACTGGATATTGCGCCGAATTCGGTCGCGCAGACTGAGGGCTACACTGTCCTGCGTGAGAACACGATCATCACCAACTTCCAGCCGCACTTCCATTTCCGCGGCAAGGCGATGCTGGTCGAAGCCATTCTTCCAGACGGTCGTACGCAGACCGTCAGCTACGTGAAGAACTTCAACTTCAACTGGATGACCAATTACATCTACAAGGATGACGCAGCACCGGCGTTCCCGAAGGGCACAATCATCCATGTGATGGCGGTATACGACAACACCACGGCCAACAAGAACAATCCTGATCCCGAACAATGGGTCGGATATGGCGACCGTACGGTTGACGAGATGGCACACGCGTGGATGAACGTCGTCTATCTCAACGATGCGGAGTATACCGAGCGCGTCGCGAAGTACGGCGAAGGGGTCACGAACGGCGTCAAGCCGCGCAGCAACACGCAGCAACAGCAGTAAGACGTCACATCGAAAAGCCGGAAAGGGGCAGGAGTTCAGAACTCCTGCCCTTTTTTATTGTCTGCCCATATCACAAGCTTGTGTGAGTATCCTAGCATAATATGCCGAACTGTGCTATAATAGTTACATAGGAGATACCTAAGTATTGATGGAGAATACAGCCAATGCAGGTCGACAAGCTTCATCGACGCATTGTTATGGACGCTCGGGTGCTTCACGATCAACTTGCGCAAGTTTTTCCTGTTACACTATTCAAGCAATACGAAGGGAGACCGATTAGTATAAGTGCCTTTGTAAAACGGATCGACGCGATCACGCAACAATTCAACATTAAGAATATCTTGGTCTACGTTGATCCTGTGACGAAGACGGATAAGCGTATGTTCTTCTCCGGTGAATGGTTGCCCGAATGTGAACTGCCTCGGGGAGACTCGTCCGCAGATATTCGCATCATGTGGCATGTGAGTCGACTCGGCAAAATGATGCAATTTACGGCAATCGAGTGGCGTCGAATCCATTTTTATTACTGGACATTCGTGATGCACGAAATGGTGCATCGACATCAAGACGTTGAGCGCGGGCCAGACGGACCTTCGACGCGCATCTATCGCCCAAGAGGACCGGGTGTTGTGGGCGCCGTCGCGATCGCGGAGCAGACCTATTTGGGCGACTACGACGAAATCGAAGCGCATTCACACGATATTGCGTTAGAATTGATTGCGTGGTTTCCGTCGTTAGACCATGATGATGCCATGCGCGAGCTTCGGACGCAGTATACCGATCCGGCAATTTCTACATACGCGTATTACGAACGCTGCTTTGCAGATGCGATCGGACATCCCGCGATCGGTGTGTTGGATCAGAAGATTCGACAATGGCACGTAATCATGCGGGCGAATCTTGACTTTTATCAGACGTTGGAGTTACACAGAGATGGCGATCCCCTCATTCCTTAGTTACCTGCACGAAGACAAGACAGGCAAATTGATGCATCTTCAGCATCTTGAAGATATGATTCTCGATGAGGGTATTGCGGGTCTGCGTTTTGTCGAGGATGTGTTACGTGAGTTTCATCGAATGCTCAAGCACGGTGGTGTCTCCACGTCACTGAACATCACGACCAAATGGGATGGCGCGCCGAGCGTAATCTTTGGATCAGATCCCGCTGATGGTGTGTTCTTCGTCGCGACAAAAGCCGCGTTCAGTAAAACGCCAAAGCTCATGAAGACGCATCAACAAATTCAGGATCAGTACGGCGATGCCGGTGTCTCGAATAAATTACACGCGTGTCTCGCGGAATTGTCACAGTTGAAGCCGAAGCAGATTCTCCAAGGCGATCTGCTCTATACTGACTCCGTGCCCACGGAAGTGATTGACGGAACATCGTGTCTCGTGTTCCGCCCGAATACGATCGCCTATGCCGTGGA